TTCAGGGTCAAGGCCCTTCATCCATTCGCTCAATTTCTCAACCGTCGCGTGCCCTTCTGCCTTGGTGGCCGGTTTGCCTTCTAATTCGGCTTTTGCCAACCGCTTCGCCTCATTGGCGATCCCCACCACATCCCCTTTCCATTTATCGTCCTTTTCAAGGAGGTCGATGTACTTTTTCTCAACCTTGTCTTTCTTTTTCTCGCTGTCGTCTTTCTTGTTCCGCGCCTCAATCTCCATCCCGATTCCTTTGAGGTGTCCGGCGACGGTGGTCTCAACCTTTTTCTGCCCTGCCTCGATGGTGGCGTTCGTTTTCGCCATAGGGTCCTGCGCTCCCGGTATCATATCCCCCTCTTCGGTCAGGATACTGAAGCCTGTCTTTGAGTCAGGATCTTCGACGACCTGGCGGGTCGGCTTATCCTTGTTGAAGAGCGTCTTCGCAGTGTTCATCAGGTCTGCGGTTTTCTGAGTGCTTCCCGCCTTCTTCATCTGCTTGACGTATTCCAGCCGCGCCTCGCCGGTCTTCAGGTCCTTCGGCATCTTGTCCAGAACTTCGGCCTCCCGGGTGTCCTCTGCCCTCTGCTCTCCCGCTTTCTTTACCTGCTCGACGAACTTCTCCCCGCCTTCCTCATTCGCAGCGACGGCGGCTAGAAGTATTGGGCCGAAACTGGCGGTATGTACGAGAGTGTTCTTAAATTCATCTATCGGGATTTCGTGGATGTATTCCTTATCGCCGTCCATTTTGGTGTGGGGTGTGGGAGGGGAAATACTGCCGTCTGCGTTGCCGGTCCGGACCACGGGGATAACTACTCCTTTGTCAAAATCTATCAACAGCGATTCCGCCTCTTTACCCTCCAGGAGCTTCGGCCCGGCATACTGGTTGAACGCCTCCATCAGTCCTGGCACCTGCTGGCTGCTCAATCTCACCTTGCGCTGGCCTTCCGGCAAGCTCTGGGCGTGCTGGATAAGTGCCGGTTGGACCTGTCCGATTATCTGCGTGAGTTGGTGGGCGGCGTAGGTCTGCGCCAGGGCTTTATGTGGGTCGTTGTCGAGGTCGGGCGACGCTTTGGTGAGCCCGTAAGCTGCGTCTACCTCTTCGGGGGTATATTGCGGCTGCGTACCGTTCGCTGCTGCCTGTGCCAATTTCATAGATGCGCTGACAAGCGGAGCGTGCAGCATTTTATGCTTGAGGTCTAGGTCGTCAAAAGCCTGCTGCGTCTTCTGGTGGACGATACTCTGCTTTTTCTGCTCCATCTCGACGTCCATCAACTGCCGATGTTGGGCGTGATCTTCCTTCTCCATATTCGCCTTATCTATGCCTTGGAAAACGCCGGTCACCTTCGCAAAGGCGTCTATGCCACTCTCGACCGGATCACCGTATGGAGACAAACCAAATCTCGCCATCATGCCCTCCGTCTTGATTCGCGGAATATGTTTAATCTGTCTTGAAGATCGGCAAGCGTGAAGATCATAACCTTCGGGAGAAACATCCCCGTCCTTGCCATATATTTTTTATATCCGGGGAACCCTTCACAAAGCATCTTCTCTTCCTGTCTTGCGGTGTGGGAAAGGAGTACCAGCAACACCAGCCAGGCCGGTAAGCCGCCTCTCCATCCCGCGCAGAGAGCGAATACCCCCCCGCACATGATAAGAGAGGCGAGGTAGGCAGGGTGGCGGATATATTTATAAAGCCCCTTCTGGTAAATCTGCTCGGGCTTCGTTATCAATAGGTTGAATCCTGGGTTATTCCAGACCACCCAGAATCTTATCCCGTATCCGACGAGTATCATTGAAATCTTTAAGGATATCATTACATTATGCACGCGGCGATTATTCCCGCAATAGCTATGGCCGCGCCGACTCCCCCGGAGATCATCGTCATCTCTTGAGCTTTCTTGGCGTCGGCCTCTTGCTGGTTCGCCTGGTCAACCTGTTGCTGCTCCGCCGAGGAACGAACGAAGCCGCTTATCGCATTGGACTGTTCTCCCAAGCCTGTCCCAATGATGCCTCCCATTTTACGCCCCCGTCTGTGATTTGTACGCCGTCATGGCGCTCTGGGCAGCAGGATTTGGATTCGGGGCGGACCCTATTGCTATCAGTTCATCCTGCGTTGCTACGTTCTGCCGCGCCGTGTTCTGCGCCCCCGCCACCATCTGAGCCCTTGATAGATTATTCAATCTGGAATTGACTGCCGTCTGCTGCGGAGTCGCAACGACTCCTTGCGAGGCCATCTGACGGGCTTCCACTCCTTGCATGGAGTCCGCCGCGCCGGTAGCGTTCGTGGTTGCCTGGTTTACGGCATCAGTGAGTATTTCGGGATTATTGAAAGAAGTCTGCATCAGTAAATTCTGCTCGACTGGTTTGTACTGCGTCTCCCAGTTGGCGAATTCAGCCGCGAGGACTTTGGCAGCCATGCCTTGAGCCGTCCCGGTTGGGGCGATCTGTCCTGACTGCGCTTCCGTTTGGAGCCCTGACAGGTCAATTGGTGTTAGTGATGCAGGCGTCCCGGGAGGATCAAATATCCCTCCCCCCCCACTCGTCGCCGGCTTATATACAGACCATGTGCCAGTCACGGGGTCGTAAAGATTCTGCTGTCCCTGGGGAGTGTAGTCCATCATAAGCGTCTCCTATTACCACGCTGGCGGGTTGTCAGGATTCAGCCATTTGAAAGTATCGCTACTTGCCCCAAGGTTGAAATTAGCATCAAGGGCCGGGTTGCCGGTCCCTGCGTTTGGTGATCCGCTGGCACCAGCCGGGTTGCTGCTCATAAGCGCCCTTGTCCCGAGTGCTGCCGCCGCTCCCACTCCTGAACCAATAGCGTTTTCTTCCGCACCTTCCGCCATCAGTTTCGATTTCTCATCAGCAATGGCTTTCTGTACCGACTGTTCCGCAAGTTGCCCCTGCCCGCCCATGGCCTGAGTCTGCTGGCCTCTGCCGATATCGACGATGTTCTGGAGGCCGGACATCTGCTGTGCCCTGACTGCCGCATCCGCGCTTGTCGTCCCTTTTGACTTGATATCGGCGGCTGCGTTGCCCCTTCTGGCTATCTGTGTCGCATTCTCGCCAGGGGCGGCCCCTGCGACACCTTCCATAACGGAAGCGTTGACTTTGCCTGCCGCTGCCGAGGATTGCGCCCCGGACTTGGCATTACCGGTCTCTTTGGTTATAAATTTGTCTATGTAAGGTTTGTACGAAGTTGAGTAATAATCCCAGAGTTTGACATTATTCTTTTGCTGCTGGATCTGGTCTTGTGTTTCCTGTATCCCGCCACCGCCACCGCCGCCCATGTCAGACCTCCAGGCTGTACGTAGTTAGTCCCCTTCGGACTCCCGGCATCCGGTCGAAGCCTACACGGGGGGACTGCCACACCATCCTGGAAGCTCCTACGTTTCGAGCTATTTCACGCAAGAACTCTGTGTTTCTCTCTCTTTTACCATTAATCCCGTAAGCAATCCAGACAAAAAGCACGGTTCCCCATCGTTTATGAGGATTAATCTTACAGACTGCGAAGCTCTCGTCCTCGTCGTTCAAGAACAGACACGCCGTCCTGTTCTGAATTGCGTAATAAACATCGTCCTCGGTCCAGTCACAGTCGTCAGCGAACCGCTTCATAATCGCAGTGATCTTGCCGACGATATCCGGCCAGACTTTCTCAAGGTCGGTGGTGAAGATCATCCAATGTCCCGTTTGTTCGGTTCATAACTCTCGTATAGAATATCAGACTGCCCGATATCATACTCTATTTTGAACCGCCGCTGCATTTCTTTCAATGTTTCGCCTCTATAATTTATACAAGTTGCTATCGCCATCATCCACCTCCTGTCCGTTATTTCGTTACCATCTTCTTGGAAATCACCAGCGAATTATCCACCAGCCCGGTGTTTATCAAATCCTGCGCCGTGAGCGAGCCCCCGTTCTTCTGAACCGCGCTGAAAAACACCTGGAGCTGGTCCATGTTGTCTATCAGGTCTTGAAGATTCACGCTCTTTTTTATGACCGGCGTCTTTACGAGGCTCATTGTGGAAGTTCCCCGATATCCGAAGCGAGATAAACAACCGTCGCTCCTTTCGTACCATACACCCGGCAGTCAACGGCGTCAACCATTGCGTTCGCCATCCCTATCATCTGCGGGTTTTTCGATGTGACCGTAGCGGTTATTGTCTGCGGCGCCGGGTTGCCGTTCCCGTCCACTATCTGCGGGTAGATTATATCCACTACGACCGGGTATGACGTTGCGAGCACCTTAATCCACTGCGGCATACTCGGCGGGCCGGACTGTCGCGGCGATTTCCAGTCGAGTGAGCGAGGAGATGCAACATTTGAAGCAAGCGACACGATATCATTGCCGACCTGGAGGAACAGGTAACCGGTCACGAAGTCGTAGCATCCCGCCGTAGCGTAGAAATCCAAGTCTACGAAGTTCTTGGTTGCCGGATCGAATATGAACCCCGCCTGAACGTCGCCGTTTGTGTAAAACCCAACGTATTTATTCTCCCAGAAGTACGCCGAAATGGATGATGGAGCGTAATTTGCCCACTCATCGCGGGACATAATATCCTGAGTGATGATATTATTCGTCCCTTGCCCGAGAGCAATAAGCCCCTCCGGTGCGGCATAGATCGAAAACGCCCCCATGTTTACGACACTGCGCTTTGACAGGCAACTGAACCCTAACGGAATATAGGCCGGGACGCTGTTCTCCGGGTCGGTGAACGTGATCGCCTGCGGGAGCCCTTGAGTCAGTATCACAAGGGTATTCCCCCATGCAACGAGCCCCATGATTTCATCTTCCATAGACTTCTGATAACTGGCAGGCCATGCGTGGGGGTAGCTCGGAACGGAAAGGCATAGAGTGTTGTTGAGCCAACACGCCATAGCCTCATTCGGAAGAGCTGCGAGCCCCTCCACACCGGCCGGTGGGCCATCCCATTCGGCAGACTGGAGCACATCCGCCAGAGCTGAGTCAAGCAGGGAATCGGTATAGGACGCCGTGGCCACTGCCACCTGTTCGACAAGCTGAAAAATCTCGTTACCGTTCGCGTCTTGATTCAGCCGGTATATGTTAGAGTACAGAACCCAGAACAAAGGATCTGCCGGGCCGGTTTCAAGCCCCGTGACTGACACATGGTCCCCATCGAGCAGAGCAATAAGATTCGACACCGGCCCGGGGGGGCCAACCTCCCCATATCCGTTCACATACGCCTGAACATAGTTTTTAGATTCGAGAGTGGTGGGGTCCGGATCGACGAGCTTCATTGCAGAGCATTTAACGTAAATTCCAGATGCGAACGTGCCATAGTCGTTAGAATCCACCCCGTCAAGAGTGAAGTGCTTTGCGTCAATAACGGTAATGGTCCCGATCCACCCCTCAAGCTCCACCATCCCGACCATGTTGTAGAATTTCAGAGAGGTCCCTGTAGTGAGATTATGCGCTGTGCCTTGAGTCAGTTTAGCGGGGTTCGCCTTGCTGATATTGTCTGATGTCCCGATGGACACGGCAACGGGGGTGAATACTGAGGCAAGAGGGGACCCTGACGAGAGCACTCGCGACTGAAGTGTCCACGTCCCGCTGGTAAACGTGGTGTAACTTGTGGAATCCACCCCGTCTATGGTGAAATGAGACGAATCAACCACCGTGATCGTTCCCTGGTAGCCGTTAAGCTCAATCATTCCTATAATGCTGAACAAGAGGGTGTCACCGGTGATGAGTCCGTGGTTGGTATCAGTGCATTCAGCCGGGTTCCCTTTCGATAACACGGTAATCGTCCCGGAGTTCATCACCTTCAGACCTGTAGCGTAGAAACTGGCAAGCCCCGCTGCGATAGTGAGCCCGTTGAACGCGAACGACACCCCGTCGAGGCCGGTGACCCCGGCGGAGAAAAATTCCAGTAGCCAGTTCAGGCTGATATTCCCCATCCCGTTGTCGTAGACGGTCACCTTCACGCCTGTTGAGTCGAGGATGACTGATGCTATCATCGAGAAAGGGGCAGACACGCCAAGGACTGTGGCAACGGGGGCGGTGAGAGGGGCGGGTGGTGAGGGTTTGCGGTAGGCCATGGGGTAAGCGGTGCCACCCTGTTTATAAAGGTTCTTATCCGTTACCCGCAATTCGCCCGCTTCGGTGTAAAATACCCGCTTCCATGAGTCGTTAGGAAGAGGGGCGAGCACGGCGTCTACATCATCCGCCCATGCGAGCCACTTTACAGAACCGTCGCCATCATAGAGAAATATCGAGACTATCGGTCCTGCGACCGTCGGGGTGTATTCGGCACCATCGGTCCCGAGCGGGACGAGTCCGCCGTGATCGAACCGGCAGTTTTTGGCTACCTGCGCGTGACCTGGGGGGATGAGGCGCGGGTCAGTGATTCTCGGAACGATCCCGCCGAACTGCTTGAATTCTAACAGCATCTATTGCCCCGCTGCCGCGACTGCGGTTTTCACCTGTTTCTGAACGCCGAGTGCTTGGTAAAATGATTGCCTATACATCTGCGACTTCTGCAAAGCATTAGGCACGGTAGTATTCTCCGCCAGGCACCATGCAATGCAGCCGTTAATCGCCGGGACTTCGAACTCATCAGGGAGAGGGAACGGGTCGTTTACCGGGTCCTGTGCCGCGGTCGGGTATGCAGAACCGAGGTTTTCTATCTGTGTGGGGGCAACTGCGGGTTGGGGAGGAAACACGCCGTAAGCGTAGGGGTCTTTCTCATCCATGACCACGATGGAGACCACCCCATCGGCCGGCCAAGTGTGCCAGTCAGGGATACACTGGTCCATAGTCTCACGGGGGACGGAAGTTATCACTTTGCCGGGGGTGGCTCCGTTGACGCCCATGTTTCTTCTCGCGTCCAGCAGATCATTCCATCCAGCGGGAAATGTTTGCCGTGTCCCGGCAACGAGTTGGCACACCTGAAGAATGGAATTCGCTTCCGGCCGGAGGTCCACTATCTCATGACAAACGAGATTCAGGTAAACGAGCAGGATATTCGTTGGGTAGCCGATATTCAGTATATCCTGGAGCTGCCGGCCGATTGCCGCGATAATCGCCGCTACCCCCACCGTGCCGGGACCGACAAGCGCCTCCTCAATAGATATATCGTTGCCGATCATCTGGCCGTTGTACCATATCTCTATTGGATAGGGTCCGCCGTTCGGCACGGGCAGACTTGCGTAATACCATGATTGGATCGCCGAAGTGTCGGCAAATTCGGGCATGTAATAATCACACTCCGCCGTTTCTGTGACCGACCATTGCAACGTTGTGAAATTCCAGTATTTCCCCCCGTAAGGCATCCGGGCGTAGACGGCAGAGTCCCCGAGTCCCTTGTCGTAGCGGAGAGTCGCATTGTGAGTCGGTTGGTTGATCATAATAGCCTCTTTTACTGGATTTCAAACTCAAGGTTGAAGATAATAGCAGTATTGCCGGTCGATGCAGTCCAGTTGGTCAGAGCAAAGTTTTTGTATAATGTGAAATATGTTGTCGTGCCGCCATAACTGTAAACAAGCCCTTGTCCATATGTCCCATTGTCTGAATAAACGAAACTGCCGATGTAACCAAACACCGTATTGTGCGCGAGCGTCGGGAGATATATATCAAGCCCGTTGCCCCCGGAGGTTACGCTTGACCCTGTGAGCGAAAGAATCCAGTGCATCCTTTTACCTTCGATGTAGTATCTATTGTAAGCAACATTCCCCGAGACGACCGTCCAAGTGTTGCCACTGCCTAAGAAGTTCGTCGAGCTGAACGTAGGCGTAGTCCAGACTGGAATGCTGTTGGTTATCGCCCTCCCGACGAAATATGAATTTACCGCATGCCTGCTACTATCCGACGCTGGGGGAGTCGGCACCTTTATCCCGTGAGTTGAATAATTGGCGAACGTGTTTGCTGAATAATTCGAGAAAGCATGGAAACCATTGGCATCGTTGACTGGTATTTGGCTTGCTGCGGGGCGTGTCGATGGAGCGTATGTGCCAACGGTCGTGGAATTCCCGGCATTTGTCGCATTCACTGCATTCGTGGCCCAGAATACCAGACCTGAATCGGTAAGCGTCCCTATCGCGATCCATCCGGTATTCGCCCCGTTCCTGATCCGGAGTGTCGGCGGGGAGGTCGAAGTATCACACCAGAATGGGTTGTGGGCAGAGGTCGTTGTGGGGGCAGTCGGGGAACTGGACATTGAGAGTATGCCCGATGTCACTTCCGCCCTTGTCGCTCGACCGCCGTCCACTGAGGTATAGCTATTGAACGCCACTGCCGACGCAGCCCCCACGCTGCCGGGGGTGATAGTAATAGTTTTTGTTCCTGGGGTGTTTACCACCCCCACGATCTTAATGGTCGAGTGGGAAGTCGGAGCACATATTTTGCCACCAGCAGACGAGAAACAGTTGAACGTGTTGATTATCGGGGTGGCATTGCCGCTGCCGTAGACGACCTGGCCGACGCAAAACAAAGCGATCGCGAGTATTCCGTAATAGATCGGTTTCAATAGAAATCCCCCCTTTTCATGCGTCTGCGCGGTAAAGGCACCGCCCTGGCGTTGAGCACCGTGTCCACCTCGTTCTGTAGCATGGCCTCGAAGTCCGGATCTGCCTGGATGACGTTCAGCCCCTTGGTGATCACCCGGGGAACGCCCTGGAAAAACGCCTGGTCGAACAGCCCGTTGAACGGTATCGGCACATCGGATGTCACGTTCTCGACCGTCTGAGTCGGACTGTCGATTATTGACGGCATCCCGTAATATCTTGCAAGAATGGAAACCGAGACAAGGCTAGGGTCGAGCGCGGGATAGAAAACAATCTGCGTCAGGCCGAGAAGCTCATATTTATACGGAGAAAGCGCCGTCTGTCCTTGGAATCGAGCCCGGCTGCCGGTTATCGGCTCAAGGCATCCCGATCGGCCGTAAAGGTCGTAATCGTAGCCGCCGTAACTCTGCGAATTATCACTATCCCAATTATCATCGTCATAACTCCCGCTGTAATCGGGATTGTACGGCTTTTCCGCAAGGGAAATGAACCCGTCAGGGAGGTCGTAATAAACCGTGTCAGGGGTGACGGTCCATGTGTTTTCCATTTGAACGAGCAGATCACTCTTCACTTTGATGAGGCGCTTGGCGATCATCGAAGCGACATAGTTTATTGCTTGGTAGAATGTCGTGCCGGTCGGCGGGGCTTTGGCAATCCGCGGGAGGGCATCAAGGACTAGTTGCTTAACGGTTGTCATGATAAACGGTCCTCCGGATCATAGAGGCGGCGCCCTCCAGGCGATACAGCATCTACTGCTTTTTTGCACCCTTCGCAGTGCATAATGGTCAGCAATATCTGGTCAACCTTGCCATCAGTAGTCTTCTGCCCTTTGACGAAACTCTTGCCTACCCATACCAGCACCCCCACAAGGGCTCCCCCGACTGCACCGATTACACTCACGAGCAGTTTTACAGCCGTCCATATTACCGGCATTATCGCATTATACATCTCTAAAGATGGTTGGATAGGTGTCGTCATGCCGCCCCCTTTTTGTTACCCCGCCATTTTCAGCGCCGCCATCTGCGCTTCCCAGTCGGCAACGGTCATGCCTATAGGAGTTATCCCGGTCGTGTCCGTCCAGTCCTGAGAGATGAAAGAATAGACCTCATCAACGAATGCGTCAAAGAAAGCCTGAGTCATGCCGTACTTTCTCCCCCATGAAATCACAGGGTAGGTTCCCGCCACATTGTAGCCCGGCAGAATGACGCAATGCCCTCCAACTGTGTCCGTCACGTCCACGCCAGCGGGAACATCCCACACATCCGGCGGGGTCATCGGGTTGCCCTGCGCATCGTACATCAGGAAGCGGGGAACCTCGAAGCCGATATAGACCAGGCCCGATTCGTAGATGCACTCCTTCACATCCTGTGTATTGCGCGGGTCCGTCTCGAAGAATCCAAGGAGCTTTTCTGCGGTCGTGCCGTCACCGATAGGAAAGCCGGTATTGACGCAGTACCCGAGCACGTCCTGCTCGACGCCACCCTTGTCGGTGTTGGGGTCGTTGGGGTCATAACCGCAGGCCTGTTCATAAAGGGCCTGGACGCAGTTGTCCGATTCGGTGATGATGTTCTTTGCCGCCCATTGGGTAAGCACCTGCCGGGCATGGTAGACACCAGCGCAAGTGCAATCCCCTTCTGCATCGTTGAGCATCATTCCCACGTCGACAGGGAGTCCGGGCGTGTAATCGCAAGAATCGGGAATCAAGAGTGTCTTTTCCCGGCGCATGGTGAGGGCCGAGTAGTGAGGAATGAAAGGATAGAATTTACGGGGCAACCGCCCGAGTTGGAACATATCAACCTCCAAAACTAGGGGCGGCGGACCGCCCCGTTACCAAAAGGCTGGCAGATCAAGTCCGTGGTGTCAGGTCGTGGGCTCGACCGGCGGCGGGTCGGGGACCGGCGGCACGAACGACGGGTCGATCTTCTTGGCGATTGCCACCGACGCAGTATAGACTGCATTGGCGATCTTCAGGATGTTGGCGCCGTAGAGTTTGATCAGGCCGGGGATCAGGTTGGTCTGGAAACCGGTGAAGGTAATCCCGGCAGCGGCGAGCGCGTCGCCCAGGTCGGTAATGTCCCCTTGGAACTGGGCACTTTCAGCGAACTGTACGAAATTGATGAGCTTTACATCTGCGTTAATTTCATCTTCCAGAATCTTGTTGATGAGTGACATGCCTAAACTCCTTTCATTGCCGGGTCTTGCCCGGCTGGTTCTGGGGGGCTTGCGTCCCCCTGTTTTTGTGATGTCCCTGGCCGGAGTATGGCACCCATGATGCCGAGACACACCCCGGCGGTTATCCCGTCCTTTGCATAAACAGCATAAGCCCCAATTCCCGCGACCGCAAGTGAAAAAATCAGTTTATCCCAGTCCATGACCATCCCCTTTCTGGTATTTAATCCACGCATTTATTTGTGCGGCGAGCCGTCTATACATGAAATCAGGGGCCATGCCTTGTGCCGCCATCCCGAGCAGCAAACCGATTGATTGAATGGACGCGCCTACCGCCTCGCTGCATATCCAGACGTGATCATCCTCAACGAGCAGGGGAATCGGGAGAAATGCGGTGAAGATAATAATCCATCCATATTTTGGCTTCACAAGAAACACGCCCCCTGCGGCAATTAATTCAGCCTGGGCCCTGACAATCTTCTCCTGAGCCTTGGTGCAGGCAATCGGTATGCAGTCCCAGGCGCCCGGTTCCATATCGATGTGATCTTTGAAAGAAGGCCCGTTGTCCTCGTCTCGGGAAGAAAAGAACTTGCCATCGGAAAACTGGAGCTCAACATGGCAATGATGACCACTAAAGAACATGATCACGCTGCCGAAGAATGACGTCGCCTTTTTCTTGAACCATACGCGCATCATTTGATATCCAAAGCGTTATCAAGTTCTCTTGCGTCGTCAAGGGACTTCTGGCAGGCTACCGGGTTTGCTTTACACCATGCCGCCCATTCCTGCGCTTGTTGTTTGCCCGCCGCATCGTTCTTTTTTGTCAAGTCAACAGAGCTAATAACCCCTGCCCCGCTGAACTTCTCGTTGTGGGAGGTCACACACCCCTGCATCATCAATACTGCCGCCAGAATCAAGAGAGTTTTCATACTGTTGCTCCTTTCCTTAGTTCTTCCACAATTCTATTGCTGCGGCCGGGGGCACCCCCGGAGTTTTTAAGCTGCCGATACCAAAGACTGTCCATTGCCTGATCTGCCGCCTCGTCCCAATTATCGGCCTTAATTGCGGCAACCATGTTGTGGAAGCCCTCAACTCCGGCCTTGCCAAGGTTGAACACCATGTTAACGAGCGCCCCCTGACGAACATCATCCATCGGCTGATCGGCAAAGATTTCGTGAAACTCCTGGATGGCCTGGTCTACCCGGCGGCCGAGTAGGATGGTTGCCGTCTCTTCCGAGATAGTGGAACTTTGCCCTGGCGCACAGCATCCGTAACCATACGTCCATTGTTTGTTATCCCAGAAAGCGGATGCCGTAAATCCTTCATCAATCTTCAACTGATTTATTATCGCGTCTCTGTTCATATTTGCCTCCAGCGTTTTATTTAATCAGGATGCGCCGCCCCCTGAGTTAGACCATAGTAAGGGCCAGGAACAATGACAGAATCCCCTGGGTTATCAAGGCATCACCCCCCCCCCATTTTCAGCATCCAGATATGAGCGCCACTGAGGACGCCCATAATTCGACGTTGAAAATTAGAATCTGCCACCGTATACCTGCAACATAATCATTGCGGTAGCCGGGAGGTCTTTCGGAATCCAGCCAAGGCTTTGAAGCGCCTGGAGTTCTTCCATGGTCAGCCCCTTGGCAACGTACATCATGCCCCTAACCGAAGAGGAGACGGTCGGAGGGGTGATGGTAAAGGTCGCCCCGTTGCCGGTCGCCGTGACTGATTGACCGGTTGCCGCGCCGAGTCCTGTTACACTCCACCCGTCATTATGTACGCCTGTTCCCGCTGCCGTGATTGCCGTTATCCCGGCGTTGCCATAAGCGGGATCGAGGGCGATTGTTGCTTGCAGGATGGTGGCGATATACCCGGCCACGCCCGTTGCCGATCCGTTCCCGGTCAGACTCGCTGCGCCCTGTACGCCTGTCCCTGCCGTGGTGATTGTTCCTATCCCGGCAACCCCGCCCGCTGCATCTGGGCTAATCGCAGCGGCGGTGAGTGTAGCATAAGAATTCGTAATGTACCCGCCGACATTTGCAGCTTGGCTGATATTGGCAGAGGTACTTTGAGCTATGAGTCCTCCTGTCACAGTTAACGAGCTGAGCGCGCCTGCTGAGCCTTCAGCCGTCAATGGTATCAGGTCGCTTCTCAACATGCCGAGCGGGTCATGCTGCGCGCCGATTGACCCTACCGAAGCGAGGGCAATATTTGCAAGGCCGAGCCCCGCTGTTGTGATCGCTGTGATGCTGGCAGTCCCGCCATAGCTTGCAAGATAAGCCAGTCCGTTGCTCATGCCGCCAGCGGATACCGGGAAGGGCCATGTTGTGCCGGTACTCCCCCCATCGGATAAGGTGACGACCGCGATACTTTGTGCCGTTACGCCGAGCGTGCCGATACCAGAGCCGCCGCCGCTTCCATAAGGGGCCGGGCTATTATTCACGAAACCGTTTATCCCTAAGAACCCGACAAGCCCCTGGCTGCCGACCTGATTATTTAATAAGCTGACTTGTCCGGCAAGCCCACCATATGCTGCAACATTTCCCCCAGACTGCGCCCCTAATGATGGAGAAGGCACAACCGCGCTGATGGTGGAAGAGATGAAAAGACAATTGCCGATGCCACCCTTTGCGCCAACAGAGGGGTGAAACGGTTGGCTCCCTATACCGGGATTCCAATTGAACGCTTGCATATGGAATGGGAAACCGACACCGCTCCATGCGAAATCCCCAAAATGGAATGGGGGTCCATTGTTAAGGCCTGAACCTGTATAAAGAGACGCTACGCTGCCTCCCCATGCAGAGGTGCCCAAGGAAATACAAAACAGTATTGATATCAGGGTATTAAATCTTTTCACCGACTTCCCCTATGGCGTATATCCGCCGATAAATGTTCCGCTGCCGAGTGTCAGGAAAAAGTTTTGTACCCCGTTCAGATAAACTTTGACAGGAACAATGGTATTCGCATAAGAGTTTGCTGATGTGGAAACGATTCGGCAGGTCCATGTAGCCGCTGTCAGGTTCGTTTTGCCATAATTGGTTGAGTAATTGGCAAACCCATGGGTCCCCAATGAAAGCGTCCGGGAATAAGCATCGTCGGGCGAAAACCCTTGTATAATACTGGTCTCCCCGCCAACAGCGTCGGTTTTCAGTTTCTTGTTCATCCCGAAAACGCCGCATTCGATCTGGTTCGCCGAGGAATACGCTTGAAATCCGATCTTCATCATCGGCCCGGCATATGTGATTGCAGCCGATAGGGTTACCATCAAAACTGCGATTATTATCCTTTTCATGTCGCCTCCAGTTCCTTTAATCTTCCGTCCAGGAGTTCAATTAACCATGGTCGCCGGGTTGCGGAAGAGTCCTCTTGCGCCCCTATGACGAACAGCATCTCTTTGTCTTTGCATCCCTTTATCGCTTTTGTGATCTGCGCGTAGTTGGTGAGCACGAAAAATTCTTCCTTCGTGAATGAAACGCCAGTCTCTGCCGGCTTGCTCGGTGCCTCGGGTTTTTTGCTCTGATATTCCCGGTAAAAGCCCTTAGTTGCAAGGAGCCTCTTGACCGCATGGTCCGCGCAAACTTCGCATACGTTCGCGTCCTTGTCCCCGCCGGTGAGTTCAGGCCGAGACTTGAAGATGTACTTCATCCCGGCATGGTTGAATTCCGTCAGTCCGTCTCTCTTGATAAGGCATTCGATAATCATTGTTCACTCCTTGAGAAAAGGGGAGGTAGAAGCCTCCCCTTCGTTGATTGATCTGCCGGTCAGTCGGCGCCGAGCAGGTAGAGGTAAAGGGACCGGTTAGTGGAAATGGCCGCAGGGGTCCAGGTTGCTCGTACAAAGTTGCAGAGGCTGTTGATTTCAAAGGTGGTGAATGCCGCGCCGTTGGCCAGGGTTATCACATTCCCCAAACTATCCTTCATGGGAGCCCACGGACCACTGGCGGTTACCCCACAATAGAGGGTGGCCGGACCGTTGATGTTGGTCGTCTGGACTGCGCTGGACATTCCCGTAAAAACTGCGGTCGCCCTGACGTTGCCGAACATCCGGGTAACATTGGAGTTCAACGCCGAAGTGGCGGTGGCCGCCTTGGCGCTGAATATCGCGTTAGATTCCCTGGTGACAAGCGGACCGTTCTGCATGTCGGCGAAAGCTGCCGAGCAGAGCATACCCACTATGACAAGGGAAAAGACTGAGATAAGGTTCTTCATCTGTTCCTCCTTGTAAGTTATTTGTCTGGCTTAGTTCCCGTCGGGGATATAGATGAGAACCATCCTCAGCTTCGCCCCAGTGTTGAGCCCCGTCGCCCCGGTGGTGATCTTGATCCCGTACCAGGTATCATAATCGGAGACCGCCTGCAGGAGTCCGGCCGCGGTATCCGCTCTGGCAACCCCGCCAGCCTGGCCAACGCTCGATGTGGTGATCACGTTCGTGCTCGACCCCTCCAGGTCCGTGAAGTCCTTTTTAAGCAACCCCGCGGACATGACAAGAGCTACCCCGCTGTCAATATCCCCTGCAACAATATAGGAATCAATCAACTTATGCCCTTTGGGGACGCAACCAGCTACGTACATATCGCTGGTGGCGAGCGGATCGGTAGCCGTGGCGAGGGTTATGTCAGAAATGGAGTTGATCGGCACCCCCGCCCCCTGGTGAGTCAGCGCCGCAACGGAGCCTTGCAGCGGCTGAAGTGTCGCGGCGGCATCATCTGCAGCGGGGGTTACCCCGACTGCCTTACTCATGTATCTTATGGTCTGTGCCATTTGAGTCCTCCTTGGCTAAAGCGTAAGGAGGGGGTTCCACGCCCCTCCGGGTTATTTTACGAGGTGATGGAGGTAGGATCGGCAGCCGTGTCGAGGGCGAAAACGCCGAAATCCAGCCCGTTGAAGGTGACTTTCTTGACGCCCCACCGAGTTCCGGTGCAGATCTCCAGAACATACTGGAAATCCTTCCATTCTTCCTTCCAGGAGAAGGTGTTGGCTTCGCCAGGCTGCCCGAGGGCGAGGACCCCGGCCTGAACGCCGCAGAACAGAGCCCGTGCGCCGGCCAAAGTGCTATTCACGCCCCATGTGCTGAACGTGAGGTTCGCGTCATGCACCTGGATAACCACGTCGCGGTAAATGCCGAGCGCATCCTTGGTATAATTGCTCTCGGATTCGTTGGCGCCGGTGGCCAGGGCCTTGGTTATCTGCGCCCATCCGAGTTCCCCCTGCTCACGTCTCAGGTCGAATTCCTGTATCGGATGGATAACGCACAAGAAACGCTTCTTGCCGCCGACCTTGGGAGCCGTGAGCTTCGGGATACGGGCAGTGCCGCCGCCCATGGTTTTCGCCTTGGCGATTGCCTTGTCGAGCAGTTTCAGCCCGAACTTGTCATCGGCCGTCAGGGTTCCGGTCGAGGTTGCCGACCCGTCGCCACCGAACATCTGGTGATAGGAGTCAGGAGCAACGAACGAGTTGTTGGCGTAGCCGGTGAAGTCGGTCGCCTCGATGAAATCGGTATTACTTCCGCGGGCGCCGGACAGGTACATGGTGATCGTCTCGTCGAACAGACGAATCATGTACTCGGACTGGCGGGCGCGGCCGATTTCGCGGAATTCCAGCATGGTTTTCTGCTGGTCGTTGGTGTTGCCGCAGGACACGACTTTACGGAGCTGGTCAACGTAAACCAGATCGCTGTAAGTGTCGAGCTGCTCGGCGGTTCCTTCCGCCTTTTGTTCGCCCTGGACGGGCTTGCCGCGGAGCTGTAGAGAGAGATAGTAGCGAACGGACTCGCCCCTCATCTTCTCCAGGTCTGTGAGACGCCAGATAGGCATCGTCGGGTTTTTGCCGCTGGACATGAACTTGCTGTTCCAGTAGCCCTCTCTCGCAAGATCCACCGCGACCATCGCTGAGTACCGCTGGACG